GTATATGGTTGTGTATTTACTCTGAGAGGATATTCTTTCTTACCTTGGTAATCTTCAAAGGGTATGGCATCAGTTGTGACGATCGCTTGATCGGCATACCCAACCAAATAGATAATTTCAGTGAATGCAGAGTCGTCAGCACCAGATCTTTCGCGAGGAGGAACAGCAAAGTGAATTTCGTCGCCTTCGAGGAAGTAATCAACTCCAGGCACCAACATTTCGTTATATGTGATAACGATTAGGTGATCTGCTGAAGGAGGGTTTACAGGAGTGCCTAAAAAGTTTAGGGGGAATTTATTTCGGACCTTATCAAACAACTGGAAAGGATTTTCGAGTTGTTGTTTCTTTTTATCAAACTGAGCAGGAGAAACACCTGGGGTAATGATCGCATCAGGTCCACGAGTAACAGACTCGTAATAAATGACCTCATTGTCGATCATGATCGAGCCATCGGTCTCCTTGAAACCGTCAATTGACTCAATTCTGATAGTTTTATCGTACAGACCGATATCACTCAACAAGAGTGTATCTTTAGACAATTCATCCGACGTATAACCGTCAAGATCCAAATAACCCAGAAGATTATTCAGGATATCGTAAGGACGACCTGTTTTCTCTTGAGACTTGTAATATTGGAAGAGAAAGTCAACAAACTGTCGATCCTCCTCCCTAATAAATTCTGGGAGTTGATTTTCAACTCTATCCGAGATGGCAATATTCTTGTGTGGCATCTATTTCAGAAACAGGAGGTATCTACTGGATATGTGAAAGTATCCGTGGGATAATCAATGATATTTATCCCGCTTGGGTCACCGAAGTTGTAACCGCTAAAGTTGTTAGGATCGAAAGGAGGAATTGAGATATTACTGGTTTTCCAGTCGATTGGATTGACCGTTGGATTAAAGATCGTGGGGTCAACGCCAGGTGGAATCAGGATAGATCCTCCATATGGGAGCACTTGGATTGGAAGGCGAGTTGAGTCGTCTGGTGTGCCTTGAATTGCAAGGGGACCGACGCAAACTTGACCTTTACTGTAATCTACGCTACCAACAGCATTATTTAACACAACTTCAACCTCGTCTCTTTTGGTGACAAGGAGAAGGTTACCTTTTCCATCATCTCTGATGTTAACAGGCACCAAAACTTGATTTTCGCCAGTAATTGACTGGGAAGACGCAACAGGACTGGTTGAATTAGTGCCAGCACCCTGCATAGTCAAATTAACGAGATCTTCTGAGTAACCTGTTGCATAGAAGGTGCCAGATTTGACCACAGAGAAGGAAGGAGCACAAGATCCTGAATCTCCGCCACCAGCATTGGGATCCTGCTCACATCTACCGTTAATACAGACTTGACCCTCTGGACAATCTGCATCTGTAGAGCAAGAAGTGCCATCTCCACCTTCAGGACTTCCTGAATAGTCGCCAGGGTTGTAAAGTGGGTTACCGAAGTCCAGACATTGAGTAAATACGTTACCAAACTCGAATTCGTCAAGATTTTGACCAACTGTCATCTGTGTGACACTACCAGAGATCGAAGGGTCGCTATTATCGACCATTGCGTTATATTTCGACAGATCAACACGACCACCGAAGCGATTATTCTGACCATTCCTGTTATACTGGTCAATATTGCGAAGAACATCACTTCCGAGTTGAGCACCACTCTTATTAGTGTTATTACCGTCGTAATAAACGTAAGATTTTGGAATAACGTAGAAAATGGTAGGATCAATGATCACAGGATCGATAGATGCAACCGTATAACGCTTCAGATCGTTTTTGATCTTTGCTTTTGTCGTCTCATTCAGTTTGTTACCCGTTTTTGGACGGATAGCAACATAAACTTTACCGTAAATGGGTGGAGTAAGTTTCTCACCACCATATGCGGTCACTGCCGCTGCCTGAGGATAGATTTCTGAGACAATATGCTCATAATCCGCTTCAGTCACTGCTCTGTTTTGAGTAGCGAAGGATCTAGGTGCCCTAAACTTGATAGACAGCGCACTTTCACGCTCTTCACCGTCTGCAGCAGACTCTCTAGTGACTACTGCGATGTTTGCAGGTGCAATTGCGCGTTGATCACTGTCTCTAATAGTGCCAATGAAGGCAAAGTCCTTACAACCGTTTGCTTCTTGACCGAAAGTGGTCACATATGACAGTCTGATGAATTCACCATCGATCAATTTACGTCCAAGCACACCATCACCGAAGATCAGACGGTATCTAAGGTCATCTGACTCCTCAAGGTAGTAAACACGAGAGGTGCTGTTGAGCGTAGTTACGTTTGCAGCGAGGTTGTAGGTGTCAATCTCTTGCGACTGTGCGTTAGGTGAGATATCAACGTAAACCAAGGCGGTGTCTACGTTTTCAGCGGGGATAATATAGTCTTGTCTCTTAGTATAGTCAACTGTGTAGTTATACTTAAGCAAGTTGCCCTGATAAACCAACACAGGGTCAAATACTGCGATACCAGTTGAGGGATCTACAGTAGTTTGCAACTCTCTAGTTACACAGAAGGTGTAAGTATCGTTAAAGTTACGGGCAACAAACACATCCCCTGCAGCAAGTGTGCAGAATTCTGGGAATGTGGTGCCATTCAGTGAAACTTGTGTTTGCACGCGGATAGTTACACACGCTCTAGGTGCCTTAATTGACCTAGGAGTGTAATTTAACTGCTTTGCGATGCGGATAACATTGTCTCTTACCGTAGCAGTCTCAAGAAATGCTTCATTCAGCGCCATGTTAGCGTTGAATGCTGTATAGTATGTGTTATACGCTAGGATATCAATCAGATATGACGCAGCACTACCTTCAAAGTCGTAATCAGTAAACTCGTTACGCGTTCTGAGGTAAGATTTGATAGACTCTTTAATCTCAAAGAAGTCTAACGACGTTAGTTGTGATGGGATTGCAGACATTTCAGGTCTTCTCTAAGAGGAATGTTACTTCTTGGGATATGTTTTCACCAGTGATCAAATACTCAAGCTCAACTTGAATTTCGTTGAGATCACTGTTGTCTCTGATGCGGACATCCTGGACAGTGATTCTCGGTTCAAGACGTTGAAGGCAATCACGGATTTCAGTCTTAATCGCATCCTTCGAGAATGGATCCCATGGCTCAAAAAGAAGACCTTTCACCCGACTTCCAATGTTCGGCTGAAAAGGTCTTTCACCTAATATAGTCAATAACAAATTTCTTACAGATTGATTGATTGCTCTCTCATTCTTGACAGCACCAAAATCGTCAGTAGAAGGATTTGAATTGAAGGAAATTGCTAAGTCCTTGAATCCTCTACTGACGTACTGGTCTGATCTGAATCTGTAAGCAGGCATTTAACCCTCTTTTTTCTTTGGTCTCTCAGGTGGTTGAATATTCTTCTTCACCTTATGAAGATATTTATCACTTCGTGGGTCGGTTATTAGCCGCATACCCGATTTGATAAAGTCTTCACTCTGGTCAGGCACTGGACTGTTAGCCACGATGATTCCTCCACATGGTAATTTTATTTATGGACATTCCCAATGGTTGTTAGGACGCTCCCACCAGAAGTGTAAATCTTCTTGGGAATTGTCATAATAATGGGAAACGAAGTCAGACTTGAATCTGCTTCCTTTATTTTCACAAAGAGCAACGGTGTAGTATGGCTTGCGATCACCAACCACTTGATACTCTTCCATGATGTCTGTGATCCAAGTGTAGTTGCCACCTCTGATGACACCTGCTTCGATCAATACAAAGTTGTCCCAGTCTAGAGTCCACGACAGAAAGTCTATGGTAAATCGCTTAGCATAGTTTTCAACCGATTCATCTGGAAAGGGGACATTCACTGCTTCAATATGATAAATCTCACCATCCTTGCTTAGTGCATGACTCAAATGTTGAGTTACGATACTAGAGTAGTCTGGTGAGACACATAGGAAACAAGTGTTATCAGGGTGAATGTCTGGATCCTCCATTTGGATCCGATAGATCATTTCCTGAATTAGTGCCATCTCCCTGTCTTGGGAAATGAAATTGAGTTTCCTCTTCATGATTATATGAGGGCGGGTGGAAGTTACAATACTCGTTAAAGGTAATCTTCATTTCTTTATACGAGAGTCCACAGTGATTTGCTGCTTTAGGAAGATTCCATTTAGCAGACCAAAGCATCTCCATAGACTCTCGGGTCTCAGCTCTCATCGACCTTGACCACGGTAACGCTTACCTTTCTTGTTACGAGATGATGCTGAGTATTTAGTATTGCCCGATGCCCCTTGTCGAGTCATCTTGGGTTTACCAGGCACCCATCCATCTTTAACCAGTCCAGTCTTTGCTTTAGCGGGCATTAGTCCCTTTCAAACTACCTTAGGATGATAGCACAGTTGGGTGACCAAAGGCAACCACTGAAGAGCATGGATATGAGAATCCAGGGAATCCAACACCTAGTGGATCTAGGATCCTGCCGACAGGTATCTTAAATGCAAACACTGTCAACGTAGTGGGGAAGAGGACTCTCGGGTGTCCCACTCCACCAGAGTCTTCAATAGTCAGTGTGCTGCATGGGATAGGTGTAGGAATAGGACACACACCCTTACCACAAGGGCAGATGTAAATCACAATATTTGTACACAAAGCAATGTGGGGAGTGAATGTATCACCACCGATCATGATGGGGATAAACTGCACCAGCACTGTTGCTCGTATTGGATTGACTGCTGAAAGGGGAATTAGAGGTGTGGGTGGCCACCAGCATGTAAAATTCTTAATGACGATGCTGTAGGGCACAGGAGGGGTGCCACACGCCTGCACTGAGTGGATGGTAGAAGGCAGACAGAGACCATGACCTGAGCATGGCAAACCATTCAGTGATGCAACTGGTTTTAGAAATCCGAATGCCATTAAAACTCCTGGTTAATATCCTTACCTGCAGTGTCAGGTCTTGCCACATCGCACTCGGAGAAGTATGGGTTACCAAAGTTATTGATAGCATTACTGAGTGCTTGGACGCCACCAGTCAACCAATTCCTTACACGCATTGTGCCGCTGTAAGATCCCATCTTCAATACTGTGTCTCCATCTTCGTTGGTATACATTCTAGATGGGTCAATAGCAATAGATGCGTCATTCACATTATCTAGACCACATGCAGGTGGTCCACCACCCAATCCAAGCAGAGTGTAAAACAAACCACCAGTATACCCAGCTCCTGAAACGCAGGTTGAGCAGAAAGGATTCAGTGGTCCAGTGGCGGTTGTATGTCCATCTGGTGTAGTGCCGTTAGCGGGTCCGTTGATCTCCCAGAAGCGTTTCCCAGCGATCGGGTCACCATTGGTATCATAACCACAGTAAACGTCTAGAGGGGCGTCTGAGGGCGATCCTGAGGCACGTACATACTTGTCCCAGCAATCATGGTTAGGCACATTCGTGCTGCCAGGGTCTGGACTACAGTCCACAGTAAATGCAGTGTATGGTTGAGGCGTGGTAGTGCCACCATAACTCGTAGTAGATGAAGATGATGAGGTTGATCCGTCTGGATTGGTTACTGTAGTTGTAGTTGTCTCATCATCAACCCAAGTCAATCCAAAAGATGCCGATGTAAGACCACCACCAGTCAGATTATCACCCAACCAGAGCTGGAATTGCTCATATTCCGTGAAACCACTACGGTTATAGTCAAAAGTATTCTCATCTAGACCCACTGGGACGAAAATAATGTCATTTTGGTCATTAGGATCTCGATAGCAGCGCCCATCGACCGCTCCATTGCTACAATTCCACGTTTTATAACCACCAGACACCTTTCTGCGCGGTGTTACCTTGGGTTTTTTGAAATCTTCGAGGTATTGCATGAAGTCATCACCCATAGATCCTGTAGTTCTGCCCTCAATCATGATTGACACGTTAAATTCTGCCTCTTTGACCTTAGAAGCGCAGTATTTGTAAGGCAAATAACCGAAAGCACGCTCATCAGTGAGGTTTCTACCCTTCTCAATCATGTCAACAACGGCAGATCCCTTCTCAGTAGTGCTAATGTACGCACATGGCATGTCAAACCAGCGTCTGATGTTGTAAACCTTGGGTTGTCCCATGGTCAAACAGCGGTTTTTCTGGAAAGGACCGTAAACATGCGACGTTGACTCTTGGTATTCATCCAATTCACCGACTGTTTTGTAGATATCGGGCATAACTTGCGACTCAAACCCACGAATGCGGTCATCGAGACCACTCATGATCTCCCAGAAGTCCTTTTTGGGGATGGCATCAAGCACATTACCGCGACCATTCACCTCCAAACAGTTAGGTGGGAGGTCAAAACACAGTTTTGTTTCATTCTCAGTGTCAAGCTCCGCCATTCTGATGTAAGAATCAGGTGCTGCAGAGGCAACAGGGGTGCTCATAATAGTGAAACCCGTGTTTGCCACCTGATTAGGGGAGGTTGCAGACCCAAGACCCGTAGTACCTAGGGACTGAAACTCAGTAGGTGCCCCTCTAAACTCTTCTCCAGTGTTAGTATTGATCCAATCCGTAGGATCTTGCTGTTTACCAGTGGGTAAACCACCCTCAACATTAGCAAACTGATCAGAAATACCCTGTCCTAGCGCAGCAATGTCTCCGATGTCGGGACTTTCATACTCAATATACTCAGGATCGGTTACAAATACATCAGGTGGCTCCTCAGGATCGTATCCTGATCCAGGTTTAACCACTCTAACTCTCTTGATACCGCCAATTTCATCGAATGCAGCGATCTTTAACTTAGCAGATTTGAGCTTTACTGCGATATTGTCATGATCAATGGGGAAATCAAGTGCTCCTTGAGCGGATCCAGCAGCAACTTGCACCTCTTTGATGGGATCATCCCCTGAGAATGAGGATTCAGTGAATCCAATTGCCTTATTCCAGTCAGGATCCTTGAGGATTAGGTCTTCTAAGTGCTCTGTAGTGTCCGTAGCAGAGAAATTCTTGAGGACTTTAGGTGTAATTGCCGTAATCTTTGCGTTTTTGGAGTAACCACGTCCGCTATTAATGACAATAATCTCATCAATACCGCCTTTGTCGTTAATAACTGCCTCAAACTTCGCCTCATCGAGTGTACGATTGGGGACAAGTGCCTTCGGAGAGAGCTCAACCTTGTAGAATGCCACTCTTTTGGGGAATTCATACACACCAGCAAACGCACATTTGTCTTTAATGCCGTATCCAGCAAGGATTTCGCACTGACCATCGTCTGTAGACGTGAATTGTTGCAGATAAGAGAAGTCATTTCCGTCTCCTTCCAATTCCATGACGCCACATTTGAGCTGATCGCCGTAATAAAGGACGGAAACTATATTCCAACCGTTGATTTGCTCACCTCTATTGAAGTCACCACTCCTTGTTAGGTATCTAAACAGGACTTTAGTGCTATCTGTGTCAATAGTTTCAAAGGATTCGTTGACTGCATTGGTAGATGCATCAGTTAACACGCATCTAGTCTTAGTAGTCTCCCAAGAATCCTCACGAATCTTGTAGAAGTGTGAGTAATAATGATCATTAGGGACGCAACATGGTCTAGGTCTACCACTATTGTCGTCATTACAAGTGGTATTAGGGCAGCAGGGGATATCATTCAGTGCATACTGAATACCAAAGATCGGTCCATTCCAAGGATACGACGTATCGTAGAGATAGTAATAGAATTGTGAGTCATATGAATCCTCAAATCCTAGGAAACGAGGCACTGCTCCCTTGATTGCACCATTGAGTCCATACATCCACTCAAAGTTTGCATTCTCACTTGTCTTCTCTGCGTTATCAGGGTTACCAAATCCCAGCACACCAGGGGTAGCACCACTAGGACCATTACCATAACCACCAGGATACCCACCTCTGTTATAAACTCTCCAGTTAAAGGGTTGGTCTTCCCCAGGGAATGCATACCAGTCACGCTTATTCACACACTGACCAGTAGGTCCTAACTTACCCAGCTCTATAACACGCTCTTGTGGACTGTTAGGAGCATCTGCAGGATACACATACCCAATGATACCCTGATAGTCGTATTCCCTATCCAGTGGTTTCTTACATGGGATAGGATTATCGTCTAGATTGATCTCCTCTGCAGGGTTGATCGTATAGAAGTCATCAATATCTTTTCCACTACTTGCATTCTGACTACCATAACGGTAATGATACAGAGGCACAGCATCAGGTCCATACTCCTGTGCATCAGATTCATTTGTAAAGATATACCCTAAGGTATAACATTTGTAATACTTTCCTTTACCACACCCAGTGCTGTAACCAGAAGGGTTACCATTACCAGCAACTAGGACTGTATTGTCAGGCCAATATGAATACCACACTACGAGTGGCACAGCACCTTCTTGCTCACGATCTAAACAGAAGAAGTATGGAGTGCCTTTCCTTGGCTCATGATTATATCCACTCGATATCTTCTTCCACGATTCATTCTCACATCCTGCATCTGCTTCGATCATCTCAGGATTCTTTGTATACTTGTGATCGCGCTTCGCACCACGATACCATCTGTATACAGGTTTACGGGTATATCCGCAGTATGCTACACAAACCTCCTCTTGGTCACCGATATAGTGTACAGCATCTTTCCCCAGAGGATAGGATCCAGGTCCACTACCCTCAAAGGTAATAAAGTAGTCTGTGCCCGTGCCAAGTCCATTACCATCTGCATGACTTTCATAGTCACCGCTGGATGGTCTTTTCCAGGTTGTATTATATTCTTCCCCTGCAATAGGGTTAGGAAAACTTCGAGCAGACTCTAGGAGATATGCAGGCATTACAAATCATTTGTCTTCCAAATTATTTAGACGGGTATATAGATCGTCAAATAACTGAGGCAAATTAGAATGCTCTTCATGTCCTGGTATCTTGTATTTGATCATATCCGCACCAGGCGGCGGAGTTGATTGTAATGCTTGCTCTAGGGCAGTTACGCGATTAGACAGTTGGACTAACGCTTGTGATAATTGCTCAAAACCCCAGTTGGTATATTCTTCTAGGGTGTTAAACTTAGGAGTTTCATTCATAAATTAGGACGCGGTTTTTCGCGGATTTTTTAGGTCACTACT